CCCCTACCGTAATGGCGGGCATGGGATTCCAGGCGGCCGCCGGCCATATGCCTCCGCGGCAAACGGAAACCGGGACCATAGCTGGCCAGGCAAAACCGTAAGGCGGTAAGGCGGTGAGGCGTGACTATCGAAGAACGGATTGCCGAGGTGCGGAAGGCCGACGAGGAGGCTGTTTTGGCGGGGTCGGCCTTCCTGCTGGGCCGATTCGGGGAATACCTGGAGGCGAAATATGGCCGAGCCATCGACAAATTCACCAGAGCCGCAGCAGCCGCCGCCGCAACCCCGGCCGATAGCCCAAAAATTGGGTGACGTGCTCAAGGGGTTGGGCGCCGCGGGCCATGCTCTGGGCCTGGGAAATGTCGCGGGCATATTGTCCGATGCCCGGCAACGCACGCGCGACAGCCACCGGGCCATGGCCAAGGCGGCAGGGATGGGCGATTGCCTGGAAAAGGGCGGTGAAGATATGCAAATCACCGTTACCGGAGATATTCATCAGGAATTGCAACCTTCAGTCCCGCAACCGGCCCGGCGTATTTTGCCTTGGGTATTGGCGGCGGCCCTGGGCGCCGGCGGCATCGGGGTGGGGGCCATGGCCGCCTTGCAATACTTACTGCCGCAACCGCCCACGGTACAGAAAATCGAAAACACGACCACTGAAGGATTTTTGATCGAGCTGGTGCAACCGGAGAAAAAGTAATGGCCAGAACTTCTTCGGCCGCCGTGCAAGCGATCCTGGGTAGCAACTACGATGGGTCAACGTCCTTGACGCCGTTTATTGATACGGCATCAAGCATCGTTGACAACGTGAGCACGTGCGCGACCGCCCGCGACGATGCTCTGACAGTGGCCGAGCTGGAGTTGATTGAACGCTGGCTGACGGCTCATTGCTATGTGCAAATGGATCAGACGTATGCCAGCAAATCAACCGAAGGGGCGGGAGCTGGTTTTCACGGACAGACAGGAATGTATCTGGAAAATTCCAAGTACGGGCAGATGGCTCTTTCGGTGGACCATAGCGGCTGTTTGAGTGGGCTGCAAAAGGGCGGCGCTGCAAGGGGCTTTTGGCTGGGCAAGGCGCCAAGCGGCCAGACCGCCTACCGTGATAGGGATTGATATGCCAGCGATGGAATCAGCCTACCGTTTGCAAACAGCCTTGCTCTGGGAGCTGACGGGAGCGGTTGACGATTATGGCGAGCTGGTCGTGACTGATCCGGTTGAAATAATGGCGCGGTGGGTAAAGAAGGAAGGGGACCGGCTGGACAGTGCGGGGAATCGGATAAGTTACGACGCAACGGCAATCGTGGCCCGGGAGATTTCGGTTGGCTCACGCATGTGGCTGGGTGATGAGGACGAATGGGCCGGGACGGGAACGGCCGATGGCGAAGACGTGATGATCGTGGTCGCCTACAGCGAAACGCCGGACTTGAAAAATCGGGACATCCGGAGATCGGTCGCCCTGAAGTATTACAAGGAAATGCCGGACGAATAGCCATGCCGAAAATTGAAGGAATTAACAGCCTGAAAAAGAAACTGGCAAAGCTGGCCAATCAGCACCAGCCGGCATCCGTGGTTGTTGGATTCACGAGCCGCTACGCGATTTACGTTCACGAAAACATGGAGCCGAAACTCAAGGGGGAGAAAAGGCCCAGCGGGCTGGGCGTTTACTGGGGGCCGTCTGGCCAACCGAAATTCCTTGAGCAGCCGGCCAGGGAATTGGCCAATGAGCTTGGCCGGATTGTCGGCAAGGGGGTAGCTGCTGGCCAGGGTGTTGAGGACGCGTTGTACGTGGCCGGGTTGCGATTGCAGCGGGAAAGCATGCAGCTGGTGCCGGTCGAATACGGCGATTTACGCCGTAGCGCATTCACGGAGAAGGAATAATGCCAGGCACGCTGACGCACAGTCCCGCCGACATTCTGAGATGGTGCCTGATTGACTTGGGGCACGGTACGGCACCCAGCGATGGCCTGGCATGGCCGGTAAGCGTGGGCGGCGAACTGGCGACGCCTGACAACGCGGTAACGATTTACGACACCCAGGGCGTTGGCCATGGCCGAACGAATCCGGACAGGGAGCGGCAGGAGCACCATGGCGTACAGGTACGGGTACGGGGGATCAACCAGCTGGTCGGCTACCAGAAAGCACGGCAGATAGCCATAGCGCTGGATGGGGAAATAGAGTTGACTCCGGTTGTCAGGGACAGCAGCGATTTCACGATTCATGCGGTGACGCGGACGACGGACGTTATCGCACTGGGACGTGAGCCGGAAGGCAAACGGTGGATATTTACGATAAACGCGATAGCGTCTATCCGAGAAGGTTAAGGAGCATGGGCGAGGCTCTAAGGTGAGCCTCGGAAAATCGCTTGTAAGGTCAAGCGGAAAAATCTCAAACCTGTCATGGGGCAGGGGGAGGCAATGAATGGCAGCTCCGACACCAACGGCACGGCAAGACCCTGCCGGCGTCAAAATCGACGATGGTTACCGTACCCTGATTTGTCCGGAGTCTGATCCCAATATCGTGTTTTGGGAAAAGACCGTAACGCCGCCGGGCATTGACGGCGGGGACGCGAACGAAACGACCACGATGCACAACGATACCTGGCGGACGATGGCGCCGCGGTCGTTGAAAACATTGACGGATTCCACGCTGACTGCGGCTTACGATCCGTATTTGTATACGGACATCCTTGGCCTGATAAATACGCCGACAGTCTGGACCGTGACTTTTCCGGACGGCGACACCCTGGCCTTTTGGGGGTATTTGCGATCCTTCGAGCCGGACGCGTTGGCCGAGGGCAGCCAGCCTGAATGCACTCTGACTATCACGCCGACGAACTACGATCCGACTGCTGGCACCGAAGAGGCGCCGGTACTCACTGGCGGAACTACCTAGTAGGCCGTCTCATGGGAGGGGGCAATCAGTTGCGCTCTGGGCAAGCGGGGCAGATTGCTTCCCTCTTTATTTTCTTTAAGGAGCGACAATGGACGAATTGAATCTGGAAACTCTGGAGCCTATTAATGTATCGGTGAATCTTGGCGGCAAGAAATACTTGCTGAAGGAGGCGTCGGTTGACGCGGTATGCCGATGGAAAAATGCGCAACTGAAGGAAACCCGGCTGGGGCCGGATGGCAAGGCGGCGGCTTTTGGCAATATCGCCGACGCCGATCCGTTCTTGCTCTCCCTGTGCCTATTTGAGATAGACGATAAGGGGAAAGAAAAACCCGTACCGGCCATGACGGTCAGAAGCTGGCCGAACCGAATCCAGAAACCATTGATGGATAAACTGCGTTCCATCTCCGATCTGGAAGAGAAGGCGGAGGTGCAAAAAAACGGCGACGGCTCCTCCGCGTCTACGACGGATGGTTCCGTTTAGCGGCGGAGCTGGGCATGTCTGTACGGGAGTGCCAGCGGGCGGTGACGCTGCGGGAATACAATCTGTGGCAGTTGTGGTTCCAGGAGCAGTACAATCAACCTTCCCGTACCGATCATTATTTGATGGCGATTGCTGCTGAAATGCGGATGTCGAATGTCAAGAAACCCAAAGGCGTCAAGCTTGAGCATTTCCGCCTGAAATTTGTGGACAAAAATCAGCCGGTATCAAGAGAGCAGGCGGCGGCGGCAAGCAAGGCGAAGTGGCTGGGCATGGTTGGCAAGAAGCCGGTAATTATACCCAGGGGCGACAGTGGACATTGAAGTTGCCAGGCTGGTGACGCGGTTAATTGCCGAAACGGGGCAATATCAATCGGCCCTCGAGCAGGCTCAGGACATTACCGGGCAAGCAAGCAAGCAGATCGAACAAGCAACTCAAAGAATCGAAACGGCCGTCAGGAGCAAAATGGGCGCGGCAAGCGGCGCGGTCGAAAGCCTTAGTGATTCGTTAGACGATTTGATTTCATCTCAAAACAAACAGTCGGACTCCATGAGGAAGGTGGGGGAAACTGTTGAGGATGCCAGAGGAAGCATGGACCAGTTGGGCAAGATCGCCGACGATGCCAGCGGGGCCATGGCGAGTACTGGTACGAGCCTGAATAATGTCGGTACGCTGGCATCAGGCGCCCATGATGCATTCAGGGGCCTAGGACAGGTTATTGGCCAGGTTGCGATAGCCTATATTGCTTTTCGCGGCGAACTAGCTCTATCATCCGGTTTTCTGGAATATGAGAAAAGCACTACACGGCTACGGAGCGTAATCCAGGCGAACGGCGGCGATGTAGGGCAGGCGATGCAGAGATACGCGGATTTTGCCAAGTCGATGAGCAAGATCAGCACGGTATCCAGGGGGGCCGTCAGGGACATGATTCAGCAAGCCGAGGTGTATGGGTTGACCGGACGTGCAGCAGAGGCAGTTGTCAGACAATCCGTTTTTCTGGGTGCGGCCAAGGGGCAGGAGGCCCAAGCATTTCTGCTTGCTTCGATCCAAATGCAAAGAGGCAACAATTCTTTAATGCAGCGTGCTTTGCGATTGCGTGATGTCAAGGACGAGGAGGACCTGTTGCGGAAAGTCCAGGAAATGAGCAGCCGGGGCATGGTGGCCGCGGCCGCGGCCACCAAAACCTACTCGCACCAAATTGAGGAAATGCAAAGGGCCGTCAAGCTGCTAGGGATTGAATTCGGAGAGGTAATTGTTGCGGGGGCAGGGCCATTAATGGCCGTTGTCCATGGAACCGTGGAGGGATTCCTGGGGCTGTCAGGGACTATTAAAACCGTTATCTACAGTCTATTTGGCCTGGGGGCCGCAATGGCGGTTTTGGTTCCGTTAAAAAAGGCATGGACACTTTTGTTTTCTGGTACTGGAGCGTCCATTAAGGGCACCATAGCCTGGATAGGGAAGCTCGCGGGAGTGGCCAAAACTGGCGTGGTAAGCATTGCGGGTGCGGTTGTAACCGTGACGGGTGGGGTATTGCTTGCCGCCGCCGCTATCGGCAGTCTAGTCGGGGAGATTCCGAGATTGTGGGGAGGCAAGGGTTACGGCATTATCTCACTTATTCAAGAGTGGAATAAATACAATGCGGCAATTGGACGTAGCAAAGAGCAAGTGATCGGGCTAACCCAAAGAACAGATAAATATTATGACGCGATAGCGGGTCGCAAGTTTGAAACGCCAGCCGGCCTGGCCATGCCGGAAGAGAGGCGAATGTTTTTGACTAAAGAGCTGGCCCGCGCGCAGATTGAGTTGGCCGGGGCTGAGTCTAACCTGGCGGCCAACACTGCGGCTGGATACTCTGATTTGATAGCGGCAGCACAGGCAAGAGTGGACAGCATAAAGGCAGGCATAAGCAAAATCGAAGAGGCTCTTAAAAAAGAAGAAACCCAGGCCGAGGCGAACGCGAAAGCTTATAAGGAAATGCTAGCGGGACTGGATGTCAAAATAGCGGAACACGGATTGTCTGAAATTGATAAGCAGATTAAAGAGATCGAACGGAGCTTAAAAAGAGTTCTGACTACCAGAGAAGTGGCAGAAATCAAAGCCAAGTTGATCATAGTAAAAGAAAAAGAGTTTTCGGCAAAAATCGCCGAGAAATTTGGCGACTTGAACTTTCAAATTGGATTGACTGGATTGAATGAAGTCGAGTCCGAGGTGGCAAAGTTTAGGAGGGAAATAGATAAGGCCCGTCAGGAGGCTGGGTTAGCAGTTCTGCCGCCGGGAGACGTGTTCCAACAGGATCAACATCTCACGCAATTGTTGCAGCAGCAGAAATTCCAACAAGAATTGTCTCAAATAACAACAAATACTCAGATAGCCGGCCTTAGCGAAATAGATGCCGCTCTTTTCCAACTGCGGGAAAGGTTCGGTTTGAATGAAGATCAGATTATCAGATTGCGGCAGGCATTGGCACTGCTGGATGCGGCTAAGTCTTTTGCCGGCCTGAAACAAGATATTAAAAAATCAAGCGATGCTCTTGAAGATCAACTTTTCATCTTACAGCAGATGCCGACGGTTGAATCGAGTATCGCCAGCCTTTACGCCAGGATCAACCGCGAAGGCCAGGCCATGACGGCTAATGAGCGGGTGCAATTGCGGCAGCGGCTCGCACTTGTTCGGCAGCTCGAAGAGCAAGTTTCTTTGCAAAAAGAAGCGCGGGAGCTTACCCGGCGGTTTGATCCGACCATCGAATATCGGGAAAAGCTGGCACGTTTGCAGCAGATGCAGGCCCAGGGGCTGATAACCCCAGGCATATTCCAGCGTGCTTTTGCGGAGCTGGCGGAGGGGTTGAATACCGCGACCGACGCGACCGGTAGCTTACGGGAAGAGATGGCGCGGCTTGACGCTACCATCGTGGGGACGATGAATCATATCCAGCAGTTGCACGACTGGTCGAGGCGGATGGACATATTCCGGCGATTGCGAGTCACGCCGGAGGCGCAGGGTGCCGAGGCCAAGGTTGGCGCCCCCGAGGTAGCGGGGGTAGTTGATGAAATTATGGTAGTGGCCGACGAGATCATGGGCAGAATTGAACCGCCCAGGGTACCCAGGGTCGAGGTAGCGGGGGTAGCTGACGAAGTCATGGCAGTGGTTGCTGAGATCATGGCAGTGGCCCGTGAGATCAAGGGCAAAATCGAAACGCCGCTAATGCCGATAGGCCAAATCGAAACGCCGCCGATAGGCTTTGCACAGGAGACGCTGGCGAATTTGGCGCAGCAATTCCAGGGCGTCATGCTGGACGCACAGGTTGCATCAGGCCGTGAGCAAATCCAGGTAGTTGGTATGGTGCAACAGCTGGAGACCGGAATACACGATCTGGTACACAGTATCCATCAGGCCCAAACGGTAGGACAAGACACCTCCGTGCTCGACCAGCTGCTGAGGCAGCAAGAGGCCGCTTTGGCGCAAGCGTTGGAACGTCTACGGAACATGCCGGGCTATCGGGAGTTCCAAGAGGGAATTACCGGAACTGGCTGGCAGGGAACTACTCCTGCGGTGAACCTGGATCAGTTGATTCGGCACTTGACGCACTTCATCAACCAGGCCAGGCCATTGAATCAAATGGCCGAGCAGGCTACCCATCCGGGCAGCATTTACGTGCATGATATTGCCGTGGAAAAGGCATTGCAGAATATCATGCCAGACACGCAGGCGACAGCGGAATGGCCGAAGGAAGGTGCCGATCTGCTGGAGTATGCCGGGTCGTGGTATCGGGAAAGCGAGCGGACGATGGAGCGGCTCGGCGAGTGGTACAAGGAGTCGGCCCGAATGATGTTTGCTGGCAAGGAATTTCTGAAAGAGGCAGCCAAGTGGTTTCGACGTTTCGCATTTCCCGAAGCTGCCGTGGCAGCTTCGCTGGCGGGGATTCCGATTGCTGCCAAAGGGTTGGCCGTGATCGGGAAGCTTGGTACGCCGATAGCAAAAGGCGTCGAGGTTGTCTCCGGGTTGCAATCCAAGGCGGACAGGACGATTGCCGATCTGGTGGAGGTGCCGGAGGGAATCGAAGCCATGCTGATCAAAGGCCGTTCCAATTTGTTCGGCGGAATTTCCCTTATGTTGCCGCAGTTGATTGCGACAACGCGGACGATGCGTGGCAAATTCACGGCCAAGGAACAGCCGATAGCCATGCCGCAGAAAATTGGCGAGCAGGCAGCAAGAATGATCGAGCCGC